GAAAACCCCTCCATTCCTTGATTGAATATCGTAAAAATTAGATTGGATAGCGCATTAAAATCAACCCGCCCCCGCCCCCGCCAAACATCCCGCCAAGCCCCTGCGCGGCCCCGCCACCCGTGAACTGGCCCATGATCGAGTTCACCAGCCCCAGCCGCCTGGCCCGCTTCGCATCACTGGCCGCCAGCTCGTGGAGCTGCTTCTCCATCCTCAGCTGTGTCGCCGCGCGCTGGCCGGCGATCTCGTGATCCAGTGCGGCCATCTCCATCTGCGCGGCCTGCCCGGCCATCACCCCCAGCGGCGTCCCCGAGGTATTCACCACCCCCGAGGCCCCGTACAGCGTGCGCTGGCTGGCGGCCAGGCGCGCATTGTCCCCGCGCTGCCGGTTCGCCAGCTGCCTGCCGTCGCGCTCCGCATCCTTCGCGTCCTGCTCGGCCACCCGCGCATTGTACTTATGCAGCTCCTCCTGCCGCTTCATCTGCTGCTGCTTCGAGTAGATGTCCAGCATGCCCCCGCCCAGATTCATCGCCGTGCTCGCCCAGCCCATAGGTAGTCCCTCCCTTTCGTTAAAAGTTGTTCAACTCAGTGCCCAGGCCAGCTGCACATTCGTCGGGTGCGTCACCCGCGCGCCCAGCCGCTCATACAGCCGCCGCAGCCCCCCGCTCTGCGTCTCGGTAAACACCACCCGCGCCCCATTCGCCCGCGCAAGATCCAGTGCCATCCGTACCGCAAACCCGCACACCTCCCGCGCCGCCTTGGGGCCCAGCCCATACGCCGTCGTCAGCCAGCCCAGCCACGCCATCGCGCTGCTCGGGTCCTTATATATCCATACAAAAGCAAGCTTGCGCTCCTCGGTCGCGCCACCCTGCGCGCCGCGCTGGCAGACCACCAGCCCCGCCCTGGGCAGCAAGTCCCGCGGCGGGGCCAGCTTCCCATGCTCGGCGCAATACTGGGCGAAGCAGTCGTAGTCCTCATCCTCCCTGAAGGCTCGTATATGCATGGAGTCACTGTTGGGTTATTTCCGCCGTTACCGCTAGACCCAAAAGCGTAAACGGCAGCGGCTGATCCTGCACCACCAGCACCCGCGCCGCCCGATCATGCCCCAGGGGGAACTGCACCCGCTTCTCGTCGGAGAACAAGGGCGGCGTCCCGTCCATCGCATCCACCGCATCGCGGAAGTTTACCTCCTCCAGCCGCCCGCCCCCACTGCGGCCGTAGCTGACCCCCGGCCCCGTATTCTGGAAGCGCATCAACAGCGAGTGCACCCGCCGCACCTTCCCCGCCGTAGACCCGCTGTCGCCGTCCACCTCCAGCCGCATCGTCTCGATGACGCTGCGGTACGGCAGCCCTGCTACCCACGCCCTGCGCGGCAGGCTCGCCCCCACCTCCTGCGCCTCCACCACGGCCCACACCGCCTTCATCTGGTCGCGCACCTTGTCCGGCACATGGATGCCCCCATTGATCACTTTAAACAACCCGCCATCCGCCACATTCTGCACCACCGTGCCGCCCACCATCAGCTGCACCAGTGCCCCATTCAGGTGGGCCCCTACGGCCACGCCCCCGTTCCAGTTCATCGGCAGCGTCCCTGACTTATGGCAGTCCAGGTACCGCGCATCCTGCTTTGTCCGCCCCTCCGGCGCGAACTTCTCGATAAACCGCTGCCACGCCCCGTTGACCTTCCTTCTCACCACGCACCACACCTCGTCGATCGGGTCGCCATACAGCCCCCTCACGCTCTCGAAGATGCCATCCTCGGTCGTGTACCGCGTCCACGCCTGGATGCCCGACTCCTTGTCGTACGTCAGCACCCCCAGGCTGTCGCCCAGAGCCACCACCACCGTCGGGTCCGGCCAGCGCACAAAAGCGATGTCGCGCATCCCCTGCGTGCTGAACAAGTGCTCGGCCTGCACGCACAAATCCCGCGCCCCCTCGCCCTCCCGCTGGAGCGAGAGCACCCACTCGCGCAGCTTCTTGCCCTGCCGCTGCACGAAGATCAGCGCCTCATTGGCCGCCAGCGGGGCCAGTGGCTGCGCCCCATAGGCACTCACCCGCCGCACCATCACGCTCGACGGTGTCAGCGGGGCCTCGCCCCCCGCCGCCCCACTCATCACAAACTCGCCCCCGCTGGTGCCGATCAGGATCCGCTGCCAGCCCTCCAGCCACAGGATCGGGTTGCCCTCCGTCGCCGCTATGTCGAAGGCCACCGCCGCATCATCCTCCTCCCCGTAGCGGAAGTTCTCGAAATCACTGCCCCGCGAGCCCCACACCCGCTGCGGCTGCGAGCGGCTCCCCGCGTACAGCATGCGCTGCTCGAAGAAGCCCACCGCCCGCGGGTACCCCCTGTGCGCGCTCCACGCCCCCTCGCTCCACCGGTCAGTCCACTTGTCCGAGGCGGGCCTGTGCTTGCCCACGACCTGCGCACTCACGGCTGTGGGCGAGCTGTACCCCGTCACCCGCACCAGCCCGCGCACGTACTCATCCTTGGTCTCCAGCCGCACCACCCCGTGCTTCCAGCCCGCAGGCATATCGCCATTCACGCTGTTCATCGCGGGCGGGTGGTACGGGTCGCCATGGTTCTGGTAGTTGATCCGCATCAGCTGCTCGGCATCCTCCTCATCGATCTTGCCAGAGGCCGAGATATTGCGATCCCCGCGCCCCTGCCAGCGGCGCAGCACCTCCCATGTGGCCCCATTGTCGCGGCTGCGCTCCAGGAACACCTGCCCCCACCAGAACTCCGAGGTCGTCAACTCCCACTCCCCGCGCACCGCCAGCGTGGGGCTCACCGCCCAGTGCGGCCCCAGCGGCTCCGTCATCACCAGCTCCACCCCGTCGGCCTGCTTCAGGTGCCGCAGCTCGAAGTAGCTGCCCACATGCCCGCTGTTGAATACCGCCGCCCCCTGCGCGCTGAGCACCCCCTTCTCGTACTTCAGCTGGATATGCTCCTCGGTATTCTCGTCGCGCAGCGGCGGGTAGTCCCACTTCACCTCCTCGAGCTTCCAGTTCGTATCCGCCAGCCGCGACAGCCTCCTGGGCGCATGCTGCGGGTGCACCAGATACATGATATCATTGAGCTGCTTGAACTGGAGCTCCCTCAGCTCACCAGCCGCATACGGCGTGGGCAGGCTGCCCACCGCCACCGTCGCATCCCAGCCACGGTAGATGCGGAAGTACCCGTCCCCCGCCTCGATCATGTAGCGCGTGGAGACCGAGAACTGAAACTCGATCAGCCGCACCGCCTGCCCCCCGCCCTGTGTCTTCGCCACAAACTGGAGCCCCCCGCGCTTCGTCGCCCCCCCGTGCACCATCGGGCGCATGTTCTGCATCTGCCGACACGCGCTCCCGTAGCCCTCCAGGTCACTGCGGCCCTCCAGCCGCGGGCTCCACTCCCCACCCGTGAAATTGTTCTTCAGCAGCGTAAATGCCATAGCGCACAACCTCCCTGCTTTCCGTTCAGCCCTGCCGCAGCAGCACACTCACCACCCACGCCACCACACTGGCCCCCACGCTCGCCGCCAGTGCCACCCCGCTGGCGCGTGCCACGTAGCTGTCGCGCCACTTCTCCAGCTTGGTCACCCGCCCGTTCGTCCGCGTCACCTGCGCCTCGATCCTCTCCAGCACGCTGCCCTGCCCGGTGAAGCGCCTGTCCATCGCCTGCGCCTGCTCGTCGAAACGCCGCTCCAGCGACACCTCCTGGTGGTCCAGCCGCGTCAGTATCGTCGCCAGCAGCGCGCTCACCGAGTTCGGGTTGAATCCCCCCATGCCCAACTTTTCATCACTCATGGTAATCCCCTTGTTATTGATAGACCTGTTAAAACCGTGCCGCCAGCCAGCGGCTGCCCTGCGCCGCATCCAGCCGCGGCATGAACTCCTCCTGCGCCCCGCTCGCCTTCGCCTGCCGGATGGCAATCTCCATGGATTGCTCCAGGCTCTCCTTGTGCCCGCGCGACTGTTGCAGCGGCCAGGCCAGCTTCGCAGCCAGGTTCAGCACGCACGCGCGCGCCAGTAAGGGCGGCATCACATGCACATCCTCCCCCCTCGCCGACAGGTCGCGGATGTACACGATGTGCACCCGCGGCGCATCCGTCAGTATCCGGTCGCCGCGCAGCTCGTACAGCTCCCGCCACCGCTCCCAGCTGTCCACCTCGTTGAATGACACGATGCGGATGTAGTCCTCCGGCAGCTGGTACGCATGCGCCCAGCCCACCGGCTTGTCCTCGGCCGCCAGTGCCAGCTTCGCCAGCTCCACCCCCGCACGCGCGCACTTCCAGTGTCCACGGTTCAGTACCTCGCGCACCGCCGGCCCCACGAAGCGCCGGCACAGCTCCCCCGTCGTCGTCTGGTCACCCAGCGACGTCAAGGCCTCCTGCCCCACCTCGCCCAGCGCCCCGTTGCAGATATCCAGCCGCGTCAGCATAAGCCCTCCTCCCTTTCAGTGTTTCCCTTTGTTAATCCCCCAAAAAAAAGGAGGGGCGAGAAACTCATGCGCTCCTACGCCCCTCCGGACAACACACCATGAAAGCAGCGGGGCCTTCACTTTCGGCCTCGGCGTGTATCCCCATACCCTCCGAGACCGCGAGCCCCCTTGCTGCTGCCCATGATTATCTGAAACCACCCGCAGTTACGCCTCTACTCGTCCAGATACGCAATGCAGAAAAGCAGCTTCGCCCCGGGCGGAAGTCCCCCTGTGCCGAGTATCTCCAGCACGACGACCTCGTCACCCTGCTCCAGCGGCTGCGGGTCGACTACAGGTGCCGCACCGCTTGTCCCCAGCCACATACCGCCCGCCCCATTGCCCAGCGGGCCGATTGCCGCAGCAAGCAACTGGGGCCACTTCTGCGTACCGATATGCGCCCCATCGAGCTTGCCCAGCCCGGAGCCGAAGTCCTCCCACTCCACGCGCGAAAGCCTGGGCACGATCACCGCCCCCGCCTTCAGCTGCGCCAGCTTGATTACATCGCCCGCCATCTCCGTGCCCTTGGCCACATACTGCGCCAGCGCGTAGCGCAGCTTGCCGCCCGCCAGCTTCGCCAGCGGCGGCTTCCCGTGGGACTGCTGCGCCTCGTATAGTTCTGTGTGAAAAATAGCCATTTTTATTCCCTTCCTTTGACTGTCTTGAGTTGAGTTGTGCGAGGGCTCGGGCGAGGTGCGGGCAGAGGGCGGCCCTTGCCGCCTCTGGTACCACTCGCGCCCGAGAGCCCCCCAGTATTACGAATTATCCTCGCAGTAGATGGCTACGACGCCCTTCTCCTGCGTGCGCGTCGCCCCGATCGTCATCGACACATACGGCTGCACCGCGTTGCTCTTGTCCGGCCGCTTCGACACATCGGTCGTGATATCCTCGCCGGTCGACAGGATCAGCGCAGGCTCCACATACGCGAAGCACTCGCGGATGCCCGTCGCCGTATCGCGCTTCACGATGTCCGGATCCAGCGTCACGAACTCGAAGCCCATGAAGTGCGGGATGTTGCCATCCACCAGTGCCTTCACATTCGCGTAGTCCGCGCTGCTCACCTGCGCCGCATTGATCAGCAGATCCTCCACCTGGTGCTCCGTGCACACGAAGTAGCGCCTGGCACCCTTCGGCACATTCGCCGCCGACAGCAGCGTCTTGGCCCGCGTCAGCTTCTCCAGCGTCAGCCCGCTGTTCACAGGCGGCCCCGAGTGCACGAAGTCCACCGCCAGCTTCTGCGCCGCCGGCAGATCCACCGGGTACGGTGCGCCGCTGCCCGGCCCGTCACTGCGGAATGCAGCACCCGTGGCCGCACCCACCAGCACCTCGTCCTTCACCCGCTGGAAGGCCATCACGGCCGAGGCCGAGTACTCGCTCAGCGGGTCTATCAGCATGCGCACCCTGTCCTGCCTGTCGATCAGGTCGCTCCACTCGTAGTCGTCTATGAAGACCGCGCACTTGTAGTGCTTGGTGTCTATGCGCGGCGTGTCCCCATGCCGCTGCACGCGCTTGACCGCATGCGTCGCGCCGATCTGGTCGAAGTACGACACATACCCATTTTGATGCTCACGGCGCACCCTGTTCTCCAGCATCGAGACCTGCTGCTGGAACAAGTGCTCCACCGTTGTGTGATACTGCTCGTTAAACGCAGTCGTGATTTGTAGACTCATTGTTTTTTCGTGTGGCCCTTTGGCCGCCCCGCTCCGGCACCGCCCCCAGCCAGCGTACATTCTCCCGCACGCCCCTGCCCGGCAGCCCCGCAACAGACCCCCGCAGGCCCTTTACGGTTAAAAGTTGTTGATTGCCCTACCCCCATTCACCCCCGGGCGGCCCTCACGCTTTCCCTCTCCTCGGGTTATCGCACCACTGGCAGCGGCCCCACGCGAAAGTGGAGTTATCGCCACACTCGGCACGGCCCATTTTGTTGCCGCTCCCCAGGTACACCCGCCACTATTGAAGGCCCCTCCTGCTCGAGGCTGGGTTATCTCCCGCACCAGATGCGCCGCCACCCATGCGGCCTGTTTTGCATCCAGTCAATAAAAAAGCCTCTATGTAGAGGCTTTCTTTTCAAACAGGGCGGTCAGCTCCTGCACCACCTGCCTGTGCGCGGGGTGCCCGCGCTTCCAGTACGGGCTGTCAGGGTTTTTCATGATCGCATCGATCTGCTTCTGGATATCCTCGCCTATCGGGCCTGCGCCCTCGCGCGCCGCCACCGCCGGTGCCTCCGCCGTCATCTGCGCAGCCCTGTGCATCGCGCGGATGAAGTGCGGGTTGTTCGTCAGCTCGGGCGAGGCCGCCAGCGTCGCCTCGTCAATCCCCAGCGCACGGGCTCCGGCCCGCGCCAGCGCGATATGCTCCTTAAACGCCGCGCTGTCCGCGCTCGTCCCCCAGCCCTTGGCCAGCTCCTGCACCGCCTGGCTGCGCCGCTCCTGCTGCTGCTCATGCATCTGCTCCAGCGCAGCCTGCACCTGATTGTAGTGCATTTGGGCCACCGCCTTCGTCTGCGCCGCGGTCAGCCCCGCCTCGTGCGCCACCTTTCTAAACTCGCCCAGCTGCTCCTCGTTGCGCAAGTGCTCGTAGTCCCGCAGCGCCTCGGGCACCTCCAGCTCGTAGTCCTCGGGCGAGCGGGGCCGCCCCAGCTTCTCGTAAAACGCCGCGCGCTCCTCCTCGCTGGCCCCCTCCGTAGGCACCGCCACCCTGTCCTGCCGCGCCAGCATCTGCTCCAGGTTGCGGTACGATTTTGCCAGCGCGCCGATGCTCGTAAACTTCTCGGCCAGCTTCACATCCTCGCCCGCCCAGCCCTTGCCCACGAAGTTCCCGTGCACATCCACCACCACCGCTGCACTGTCGGCAGCCTGTGGCGGCGCAGCGGCAGCCCCCTGCGGCGGCACCGGCGCGACACCGGCCGCCTGGCCATCTCCACCCGCCGCCTCCTGAGAAGCTGCGGCCGCATCGGGCACGCTCCCGCTCGCGGAGCCCTCGGCCCCCTCGGCTCCAGTCATTAAAATGTCATCCATGATAAAGCCCCCTTGGTTTTAGTCGCCCGCCTGGTCTGTCAGGGCATCCCTGTGCGTCCTGCGCCCCTTGTAGCGCGCCTGCGCGGCCTGCGGGTAGTGCTCCCACAGCCAGTCCACAAACGCAGGCGTCTTGTCCCCGCGCCAGTCCCGCGCCGGAGCCTTGGAGTAGTCCGGCTCCTCATCGATGTCGGCGGCGGTGGTCGGTGGCGAGGGATCGACATACAGCGGATCGTCAGGATCCAGAGGCTTGGGAGTCCACTCGGCGGCCTCCTCGGCCTCCTGCGGCTCAGGTGCTACCTCCCCGGTAGCAGCGGCGATGATGGCGGCGTCAGCAGCGGCGGTAGATGCCGCGCGGGCGGCCTTCAACAGCTGGCTCACCTGCCCCCTGTACTTCTGCTTGCCCTCCTCCAGCAGCACCTCGCCCGTGCCCGCGTCGCGCAGGCCGATCACCTCCTCACCGCGATAGATGCGCCCCTGCGCATCGATAGAGTAGCCCTTATGGCTGTATAAGATGGCTCCGATAGTACTCATTGTGCAGACTCTCCCCTGTTGTCCTTGTTGTTGTTTTGCCCCGCCTCGACGGGCAGGCGCCTCAAGATGTGCCGCACCAGCTCCTTTTGCCCCTCGCGGAACGCCATCTGCGCGTGCGACGCATTGTCGTAAAAGATCGATGCCTCCACCCCCATATGCCAGCCCGCCACCTGCATCAGGTCATCGAGCACCATCCGCCCGAAGCGCGAGCCAAACACCTGCGCATACGCCAGCGCGCGCATCCGCCGCCTGTCCTCCATCTTCAGGTTAAACTCATCGGCACTGGCCCCCAGCTCATCAATCGAGTGCGCGGGCGGTGGCGGCGTGTTGTTGGTCGTAGTCGTAGTGGTCATAAGTAAAAAAAGTCCTCAGCCCATCCCCAGTGCATCCACAGCCGCCTCCTGCGCGCGCGGCCCCAGGTTCTTCACCGCCCCGCTCATTCCCAGCGCCTGCTCGGCGGCCGCCGCCTGCTGCTGCGCCTCGGCCTGCGCCTGCATGATCTGGGCCACCTCCTCCTCCGTGCGGATGTCCTCCACCGGCAGCCCCCAGTTGCGCGCCATCGCGCGCAGCCTGCCCTGCCAGTCCACCACATGCAGTACACTCGGGTCTAGCTGCGCGAGCACCCCCGCCAGCTCTATCACCTGCATCGAGCCCCTGTCCTGCGAGGCCTTGATCTCGTGGGCGATCCTCCCCGCGAAAGTGATCTTGTAGTCGCTGCCCCCCTCCTCCTCGGCGATCGACACCGGCGGCGGTGTCGCCCGCCCGCTGCGTATCCGCATGGCGAAGGCCCGCTCGATCAGCGGGCTTAAAAGCTCCTTGGTCACCTGCGCAAAGATCGGCGAGAAGCTCGGCATCTTCTCCTGGAGCATCGCATTCACCTCCGTCGCCGTCTTCTGCTTGTTCGCCACCTCGGGCCGGTTGAGCATGTGAAACATATCCACAAAGCACGCCCGCTGGATGCGCTCGCGCGTCTGCTGGAGCCACTCCCAGCTCACCGCCACGCCCTGCGGCACCTGTAGAAACTCCGGCTTGTTCGCAGGGTTCGTCGCATCCCACACCGTCACCCCCCCAGGGCGGCTGTCGATGCGCACCCCGCTGTCCTCGGCCACCAGCGCAGGCGGGTTCAGCCCCTTCTCCACCGCCAGCAGCATGTCGCGCACCATATGGTTCACCAGCTTGATGTCCGGCATCACATCCGAGATCGGCCCGCGCCCGTACGCCTCCCCCGTACTCGTCAGCAGGCGGCACACCGCATACGGCATCTCGTAGTAGCCGCCCTCCTCCAGTATATTGCCATCCTCCACACACACATACACACTGGCCCACGGCCGTAGCGCAGGCTCGGCCAGCTGGCCCGCCTCCCGCGCCTGCGCATCGCCGCGCGGGAACACCGCGTGCAGAAACGTAAACTCGCGGTCCATCTCCTGCGGGTTGCCCCCCTCCAGTACCCTGCGCAGCTGCGGCCCCAGTTGCTCGGGCCCCCACTGCTGGGCGGCCTGCCTGGCCGTCCACTTCCACTCGCGGAACACCGTGTCGACCACCCCCTCGTTATCCTCCGCGATCGCGAAGGATCCGGGTGCCACCTCGGCGAAGTTGAACTCGAAGTGCCTGCGCCCCTCCTCCAGCAGCACCGCCGCCGTGCCAAAAGCCCCCAGGCTGATGAACGCCTCGTGCAAGGCCGTATAAAAGTTCGATGCGTGCAGCTCCTCCATCAGCGCCGCGCTCTCCTCGTCAAACCACCGCGCCAGAGCCTCGTCGGGCTCGCGCTCGCTCGACACCAGCCGCGCCCATATCTCCCCATTTGGCGTCAGGTGGCTCAGCAGCCCCGCTGCAAACACCCCCAGCGCCTCGACCGCCGTCGTGTCGAAAATCTGCGTCGTGATCGGCGCCCCCCTCGCCCGCTGCGTGGCGATCGCACCCTTCCGCGGCAGGCTGTAGTCCGCGCACTCCTGCCACAGGCTGCGCCAGTTGGCCGCACGCCCCTTCAGCGCATTGTTGCGCGCGATCAGTTGCTCCGCCGTTACCATGATTTTACCCCTTTCCTAGAAGCCACCACTGCCCCCCTGTGCACCCGTACCGCTGCTGCTGCGCTCGCCAGCGAGGATACTCGCCTGCAAGCCCTTCTTGCGCCGTGCCGCCCGCTGCGCATCGCGCCTGGCCGACTCCGCACTGTCATCGTGCTGTGTCGCCAGCGGGGCCGCGCCCACAGGCCGCGCCTTCTGCGCCTCCTTGCGCGCCTTGCGCTGCTGTACTGCCCCATAGCCACTGCTGGCCAGTGCCAGCCCCGCCAGTGCCACTTCCCATCCCATAGTCAGTCCCTCCAGTGTTTAGTTGTTATAAATCCATCTACAGCCTACACGCATCCATATTCAATCAAGCGCAAGCCCATATCCGCTACCCCTTCCGCCGGCCTGCGCCCGCTCATCGTGCCCCCTCCTTGGTGCGCTCAGGCTGCCCATGCGCCGCCTCCAGCTCCGCCACGCGCCCCTTCAGCGCGGACAGCTCGCTCGCGAGGTAGTCCACGTCCGAGCGCAAATTCATCATCTCCCGAAGCTCATTCCAGAGGTGTAGCCTCGGCTCGCCGACAGTCTCGTCGTAGTAATGCGTCCACACGTTAAACAGCACCTCCCCATCCTTGAGCCTTGCCCACTGGGTAGGTATTTCCTCCTGTGTCCCCACTCTCGGCCCCGTTTGCGCATGGTCCGCTTTTAGCCACGCCGAGTGTGGCGCAAGCTCCTCATCGGCAGGACTGCGATACGTCTTCTTTGCCGGATCGTACACCGCAAACCTGCCCGCCCGACTTGGTAATTCTAAAGTATTCATAGCTTATTCGTAATAAATCCCACCTCACCATTTTAGCTTATATACAAACTCAACCATCTTACTACTGTTCATAACCACCTTGGCAGTACCAGGGTTCCAATAATTAATCGGCCCCACATCCGCGCCAATTACATGGCTATATTCATTCGGACTATAATACTCATTACCATAATCATCAACTTCCCACGGCACATAGTACTTGTCATTGATAGTCACCGTCGAACCCGCAGGAACTTGCCCCCACCACCAAGTACCCCCAGTAATAGGGGTTCTCCATCTGATTTCTAAATTATACGTCGACGGCGTCTTGTACTTCGCGCGCAGCTTGATGTTCCCGTTCATTTTGACCGTCGTCGTCTCCGAGGTCGGCGAGGTCACCCACGAGATGTTCCCCTGTCCGGCGGTCTCCCACTTGTCGAACACCTTGGTGTTGCCCGAGTTCTTCGTCGCCTTGATCGTCACCGTAGAGTTCGGCGAGTACGTCCCCGAGCCCGTCAGCGTCGCATCCGACGAGGGCTCAAACGTGAGCGTGTAGCTACTCGGCGGAGGAGGAGGAGGCGGTGGGGGCGGTGGGGGCGGGGGGGGCGGGGAGTTCCCGTCGCGCACTACCGGAATCTGCCTTTTATCAATCCGGTATACTGCATCCCCTGCGTGACCGGCTAAAAACGTTTCAAATTCCACGATCTCGCAGTTATGCGCCGCCGTCCACTGGTACTCGTCATTCGCTCCGGCAGAAGGATTCGGATCGGTAAAATTGTTCCACTTGTCCGTCCACGTGCCACTCTTCCACTCCCTGATCACTAGGTGGCACGGCTGCGGCACTGCTAACCCCAGCCCATCGCGCTTCCAGCATGAAACAGCTATTCTAGGCAGTACTTGGTTATCCGTCCTCGCCCGATACGCCGCACCTGTAAGCCGCATCCAGTAAGTCACTGCATTGTCGCCGTCATCGCCCTTCTCACCCTTGGGGCCCGGGGGCCCAGCAGGAGCCTCAAACGTCACCGGCACGATCTGCTCGTCCAGTAGCTCGCTCGTCCCCCCCGCCACATACAGCCGGAAGCGCAGCGCAACCACGCTCGGGTCGCTCGGTGTCCACACCTTGCCCGTGCCCGCGTAATTCGGGTCGGCATACGCCTGCACCCAGCTCCCGCCCAGCCGCTCCTCGATCACCAGCGACACAGGATTCAGCGGCTCGGGCGCAGCCGCTCCCAGCTTCGTTATCGCGTCCACCTCGATCTCCGGCGGCGCATACGTCCCGCCCTGATGCCTCAGCATCGTCGCCGCACTCAGCTGCACCCACGTCACCCGCGCATCCTGCCCATTGGTACCCGGGTCTCCGTCGTTGCCCGAGTGGATTTTCGCCACCGTCCAACGCTTCGTCACCACCGAGTTCCCCTCGCAGCTCACCAGCAGTTCTATCACTGCCGTGTCGCTATCGATAGACTCGATATACAGCCGGTTCCCGTCCACGCCCACTGTCGCCGACCCGCTCTCCACCGAGTACGTAAACGAATATTTGCCCGCCGTCGCCGGTGTGCTGCTCAGCACCAGCTCATAGGCACTGATAAACGCCAACACCTTCGTCTGCGCACGCCCACCAGTCCCCAGCTCGCCCGCGATCGGCGTTCCGTCCGGCGTACACGAGACCGCGTGGGTCTCATTCGTCAGCGTCACCGAGTAAATTCCCTCTGGCACCGGCGCGTCCTTGCCGTCGGTACCCGGGTCTCCCTTGTCCCCCTTGTCGCCCTTCTCGCCCTTCAGCTGGTCATAAACGACCACGATCTTCTCGTCCAAAAGCACATCAAAAGCCCCCGCCTCGTAGAGCGAGAACCTCATCTTCGTCGCCCCCGCCATCGGTGTTCGCCAGCCGTTAAAACCATCCCAGCCCGTGTGCTCCCAGTCCACTACCCACGCCCCGCCTACGAACTGCTCGATCCGCAGCGCGACAGGGTTCAGGTAAAATTGCGGCTTTACCCCGATCTTGCCGATTCCCCGCACATCCACCTGCGCAGGTACGTAAGTCCCGTCAACCCTGCGCTCCACCACATACGTAGAAAGCTGTAGCCAGCGCGAATGTGCCTCGAACAGTTCCTTGTCCCAGAACACAGGATTCCCGTCATCGTCGAAGCCCAGCACCGTGTCCTCCTTCGGCACCCCTTTAATTGGCGGGATCGGCTTCTCAGTCATCGACAGCCGCAAGCTCCGCTCCACCTGCATCCGCAGCTGCTGGTCAATCATCGTCGACGCATCGTCCGTCTCCTCCACCGTCGCCGCAGGGAAGGGCCCCGCCAGCGGGTAGTCGTTCGGCTGCGTAAACGGCCCATCGCGGTACAGTGTTATCGTGTCGCCCACCTTGGCCGCCCCAGCCAGCAGCTTGATGCTCCCGCCCATCTGGTTCCCCGCGCCGCTCACTGTGTAATGCGTGCCCAGCACCAACCGCACGTTGTCCGGCGTGTGCCCGCGCTCCACCGCCAAGTGCCCCGCCTCCAAGAAGTACCACGGCACCGTAAGCACCTGCTCCGCGCTCGTTAACTCGTACTGCACCCAAGAAGTCTCACTCGCGATACTCATAGTAAAAAGTCCTCCCCTTACAGCCAGCTACGCCGCCTCCCTGTGCGGCCCTCTTGCCCCCGACCCGCCCGCCAAAGCCCCGAAGGGCGAGCGGGCCGGAAGCACCCTTACCGCCAAAAACGCCAGCAGCGACTACCCTACTTTAGGATGGATGCAACCCCCGTTTTGGTATAGAGCGATTAAATATGGAAAACCAAAGCGCGTGGAGGCGTTTCACCAACCAGGCTACTGCATGCCCCTTATCCGGCCTCATATTCACCCTGCTGCTGTTGCTCACACTCGGCAGCGGCTGCACACTCTCGCCAGCGGCACGCCAGCCGCACCCGATTCCCGACGCGGGAGCCGTCGTCCAGCGGCAAGCCACCAAGGATGCCGTGGTTATCTCCGCCTCCGAGCGCATCGACACCGTCGTGAGCACTTCCGAGCTCGCCCAGCCTGTCCGCGAGCACACCGAGACCATCCGCGCCGCCGTGGCATCCGCCCCCGCTGCCGAGGTCGCCACGCTCTCCGCGCAGTACACCAAGATCTTCGAGAAACAGGCTGCCGACATCTCGCGCCTCGAAGACAAACTTGCCCGCGAAGCAGCCCGTGCCCGCGTCGCCTACCAACGCTGGCTGCGCACCGCCGCCGCAGGCCTCTTCCTCGCCTTCGGCGTGTCCCTCATCTTTGGCCGCGCGGCCGCCGTCGCCCGCACATGGCCCATCGCCGCGCTCGGTATCGGAGCCCTTGTCCTGGCCGAAGTCATCGGCTCCATCTGGTTCCAGATCGGCAGCCTCATCCTCACCGCGCTGGGAGCCGCCTACGGGGTTTACTGGGTCATCGACCGCCACCGCCAAGGCAGACTCAAGGCCGCTGTCGAGAAACGCGCCCAGCTCCTGCGCGAGGTCGTTCCCGTTTTAGATGAGGCCTACGAGGGAGCCAACGAAGAGCTCCGCCGCTTCCTCGACCGCAACATTTTCAAACGCCTGTCCGACGCGTTCACCTCCGAGGACAAGGCGACCATCCACGAAATCAGAAAGGAGGCCACCCATGGCTAGGAAAACGCCCGCCAGCCCGCGCCAGAAGAAAGAAAGCCCGAATGGCACTCTCACCACTCAGGAACTGCGCTTCTGCCACCTTGTCGCCAGCGGCCTCACCCACGCCGAGTCCTACCGCCGCGCCTACGCCGACGGTGCCCCCATCGCCTGGTCAAACGGCACCCGCGTCGCCCATCGCCCCCCTATCGCCGCCTGCATCGCCCAGCTCCGGGCTGAAATGGCCGCCACCGCCACCGCCACCCGCGCCGAGAAATTGCGCCTGCTCGAGACCCAGATGCGCGACCCCGACCTGCCCCCACGCGACCGCCAGGGCGCCATCAAGCTCCACAACGAAATGACCGGCGATAACGCACCCATCCAACACCAAGTCGGCCTCAGCGACTCACTCATCCAGTCCATCCGCTCACAATGCAACTAGCACAAGTCAGCCCAGAAGAACTCCAAACCTTCAAACAACGCTGCACCGACCCCATCTGGCGACTCCATAACCTCTACAAAATCAAAGACAAATCCGGAAAAATAATCCCCTTCCGCCCCACCCCAGAGCAGTCCCTCATCATCGACGCCATATACGCCCAAAAACTCCGCCGCATCATCATCCTCAAGGCGAGACAAATGGGCTTCTCCACCCTTATCGACCTGCTCCTCTTCGACGCCACATACTGGACCGCAAACACCAAAGCCGCCATCGTCGACCAAACCCAGCCCGCCGCTCACATCAAACTTAAGGAAAAAGCACGCTTCGCACTCCAGTCACTCCCACCAGAACTACAGGAAATACCCAAAACCAACAACGACTCCGAGCTCGTATTCACAAACGAATCCTCACTCATCGCCGGTAAAAACATCCGCGGCGGCACATACCAGCTCATTCACATCTCCGAGTGGGGCCCCATCGCTCACGAAGACCCACGCCGCTCTGAAGAAATCAAAACCGGTGCCCTCCCTGCCGCCGAGCGCGGCATCATCATTGTCGAAAGCACATTCAAAGGCGGCAAGGGCGGACACCTATACGACATCATCAAGCAGGCGCAGGAAATCCCACCAGACCTGCGCACCCCAGACGACTGGCACCTCTTCTTCTTCCCGTGGTACCGCGATACAGGCTACGTCCGTCAAGGCGACCCACGCTCCATCCCTCCAGACGTCAATGCCTACCTCGACGAAAAAGAACAAGAGCTCGGCATCACATTCACTCCAGAACAACGCCTCTGGTACTCCAAGACCAAAGCCGACCAGGGCATACACATGTTCCGCGAGTACCCCACCACCATTGAAGAAGCATTCGCCGCTCCAGTCGAAGGCGCAATCTACGGCGACCTCATCTCGAAAATTCGCGCCAATAACCAAATACACGACTTCCTCCCCGACCCCAGCTACCCCGTCTACACCGCTTGGGACATCGGCTGGGCCGACGAGACCAGCGTGTGGCTCTTCCAGATCATCGGGCGCGACATCTACTTCATACACCACATCCGCGACCGCCAGCTCACCGCCGCACAGGCATGGGCCCGCATCACCGCGACCGGCCACCCCATCGCCGCAAACATCCTGCCCCACGACGCGGGCAACACCACGGCCGCCGCCGGAGTCAGCTACCAAAGCGAGCTCGCCCGCGCCGGAGCGACCCACATCACCATCCTGCCCCGCACCCGCGACATCTGGGCCGGCATCAACGCCGCCCGCGACCTCATCCCCCGCTCCTATTTCCATAAAACCCACTGCGCCGCAGGCATCGAAGCCCTCGAAGCCTATCACACCAAAGACACCCACTCCGGCACATACGTCACTCGCGACCCCGTCCACGACTGGTCTTCGCACGACGCCGACTCATTCCGCTACGCCGCCGAAGCCCTGCGTCTCGGCCTCATCAAGACCAGCGAGGCCCGCCGCCAGACCCTTCATCTTAACCGCCCGATCCCCCTCGGAGCCCGAGCCGCCGCCCGCGAACACATAAAAGACGAAGCGCGCGACATGTCGCAGTGGGCCCGCCTCTAGCGCCTGGCACCCCGCTTCGCACTCCCGCTGCCCCCGCGCACCACGGCCGTATAGCGCGCATCATTGTCCGCGCCGATCCGCCTGATCCGCCGCGCCCTTGTCAGCGCGATCAACTCCCGGGTGATCGCCGTCGGGGCCAGCGTAAACTCATAGCCCCCCGCGCGCAGCGCCTCGATGATCCTCGCCCGCCCCAGCGGCTCTTCCGCCGCCGCCCGCAGCACCTCGACGATCCGCCGCGCCAGAAACCCCTTCGGAGCCCTGCGCCTGCGCCCACCGCTAGCCCCTCCACCACTCTTACCCTCCAAGGCCGCCCGCGCCGACTCCACCGCCCTGAGCTGCTCCATGAGCCGGTCAATCTCCCCCTGCAAGCGCACCTGCTCTTCGCGCATCCGCTCGACAGCCTCAGCAATCGCCGGATTGAGGGCCGCCGCAGCGGCCGCAGCCTCCGCGCCAGCGTTGGAGCTACCGCGCACCGACCTGCCACCACTGTTAGGAGCGTTAGACTGCATTAAAAATGGCTAGCGTACATCTGCCCCCAAACCCAACCCCAAAAACCACCCCACCGCCCCCCATTTTCCGCCCCCATCTGTCTGTATTCTGTCAGTACTTTTCGCCCCTCCCTCTGAGAATGGTGCCCGGGAAAGGACTCGAACCTTCACGCCTTTCGGCAACGGCTTCTAAGACCGTCGTGTCTGCCATTCCACCACCCGG